GCTGGTCAAGACTATCTATCGTCCACGGTGGAAGCAGGTCAGCCATTATGCAAAGGCAACGCTAAGAGAGCCGATAGCAACACGGAAAACGTCACCAGTGGCAATCGTTTTAGACGCATCCAGGGCAGTGTGAAACAACAAGTTACCAGCGGTAGACGCATCACGGATGCCCACGTAGCTAACAGTGCCCCAAGACGCGCCAGCTTGAGGAAACTCAATAGCCGCGCTGTTGGTGGATACACCATTAGAAGGTGCGCCAAACGTGATTGACTGACGAGCATAAGAGCCGCCAGTAACTTCAGTACCAGTATCAGCGTCAGTTGGATCGCTGGTGTACAAAGCAAGATACACAGTCGTTGGGCTTGTGTAAGACGTATTGCGAAGAGTCGCGTTAATAAGCGCGTTCTCCAAGTAGTTTGACATTTCAGACATGATTCACCTCACAGAGTTGTTTTGATTACAAGCGGTACGCCTGAGTATTGGCCTTGCTCGTCAGAGCGAGTAATGGAAGCCATAGCACGATCAAACATAGTTCCCCATGTGTTGATTCGGGCATCGTCCATCAAGTACGGAGCAGCCTCAAGCAAGGAGCCGTAAAGCAAAGCATCAGGAGTGTTAGCCAAGAAAGCGTTGCTTGCGTTTGAGCTACTCAAGAACGTAGGCGATGCAAAGTAGAACATCTTGACTGTATATACAGCGTCAGGGACTGGAGACAATTGAAAGTCGTTAGCCAAGACCGTGTAGTCAATCGGCTTTCCAGATTCCCATGACCGTGTGTTGCGGTTAAACGCTGACGGGCTGTAATAGCTCAATGGTTGAACAGGAGTGCCAACGATTACAAGATCACGCACTTCAAGGAAATCACTTGGAAGTTCTACAGTCTCGTCACCAGCAACAGTAACGGTGGTGACAGACTTCAGCATTTGACGAATACGCAGATCACGGCGCAAACGCAACTCAGCCAAGCGAATGAAATCAGGAATCTGTGTGGTCAGATCAGACCGAGCAAGATAATTTGCAATGGTTGTCTGTAGCTCAGTGTAGGTTTCAAAACTCATTTAGATCACTCCCGCATCTTGTGTGATGTGCTTCCAATATCGACCGCTTCTTATTTGGTTCAAAGCAATTTTAGAGCAACCAAACTCAACAGCAAGATTTTTCAAGTTTTCTCCGCCAAATTTTGCCCTGCGCACTTGCTCGTTAGAAAGTTTAGACCTTCCGTGAGAAACACCTTTGGCTTGCCTGTTCTTTTTAACTTTGTCTTGCACATTATCTAATGTGCTTCCAACCCTAAGATGGTTTGGATTGACGCAAGAAGGCATATCACATTCGTGCATTACAACCATGCCATCAGGAACTTTGGCGACAAAATGCTCATATGTTTTTTTATGCGCACTTATTGTTTTTTTCTTGCCTTCTGTTAGCTTTCCATACCCATGCTTTGTAAGACTTCCAGTCCAAATCCTGCACCCGCAAAAAGGGATTGGCACAGCATATCGCTCATACAAAACGTCAAATGGAATTGCTGGACGTGCCATTAGATTTTTCCCGGACGTGTTCGCCACGCCCTGTTATTTGCATCGTTTAACCACATTGCAAATCGAGCGTTATCAAGAACATGGAAGCCACGCATGATGCCTTTATGGTTTAGCTCATCAATAGCGGTCAAAGGAATTGACGCTACTTTGTTGCCATAAATCTCATCAGACCACTTGGCCCGTTCGTCATAGCTGTTGAATTCTTTTTTATTGCGCTCAATGATGGCAGAAACATCCTGGGCAGTGTGAATGACCAAGCCACCATCACCATCAGCGTGAGCAACAGATTTACGAAACGTAGGGTTTTCCATAGTTGTATTTTACGATAGTTATCAAAGAAATGGAACATGAGACCATGTTTCGCCAATTCTTGCAAGTCTTACACAAGTCTTGGAAATTCCCATTTCTTCAGCCAATTGACCATTTGTCTTTGTGCTTGAGCGAATCTGCAAAACCTTTTCAACTGTCAAGACTGCTTTTTTGTTCTTTTCGCCAATTGGCAAATTGCGCTTGCCTTGCCTTGCTCTGGAGTACATATCTTTCATGTTGTCAGCCTTTGTGCCAACTCGTAAATGCTTTGGGTTTGTGCATTCTGGGTTGTCGCAAGAATGAAGAACAAACAATCCAGCAGGGATTTCTAAGTTGTTATGAAGTATCCATGAAACCCTATGCGCTCCCTCAACCTTGTGGCTTGGCGCACCGATACTTATTTTCCCATAGCCTTGAGGATTTTTTGCGGCAGTCCATTCCCAGCAATCATCTTCAGATACGCCTTTTTTCGCATACCTAAAAAATCTTTCTAACAATGGCCCGTAATGCTCTTTTGATGCAAGCGGATCGCCATGCGTTTTCCAAGAGTTATAGTGATGCCGACACATCCCGTGTCCATGTACTTTCTCATTGCAGTTTTCAACAACACACATAAAAATGCCCCTACAAGTTAATGCAGGGGCATTATAGCTTAGATTTTAACTAAGTGTCAGCTCAGGTCGGCAATAATACCATGTGCTCCCTGATTTTTCACCTCTAAAGTCAATTCAGCCAACAGTTGGGTCTTCTCGCTGTCACCAGTCTTGGCCAATTCAATGGTCTCGAAAGGACGCAGGTAAGACACAGCGGCCATATCTGGATCAACCAAGAAGGCTGTTTCGTCACCATCGTTGGTGCTGTTCATGAAGCGGTTAGGAACGATGGAGATCGTGCCGAAATCGCTCATGTAAACGTCAGCAGCGCCGACAATGGTGGTTGGCTCGTTGGAAGGAGCCATGTAACGCTGTGCAGCAATACCAGCAAATGCGGAGACCAACTGCTTGTGAGCAGGGTTGACCATCAGCACTTTAGGCATACCACCAGCGGTATAGACTTCAGCAATCACGGTTTTCAGGATGGCTTCGGTGAAAGTACGGTCAGTACCATCAGTACGGGCAGTAGTACCGCCAGAGCCAGCCACGCCAGAAGTGCCGCCGTCATAGTTGGTGTTCAACCAAGCCTGCAAGCCACCCAAGGTGCGTGCGGTGCTGGAGTTGCCAGCAGACGAAACTTGGTTAGACAACAGGGTCAGTTCAATGTTGCGCTTCAGTTCAGCCGAAACTTTAGCCAACTGATAAGCCTTTTCAGACTTACGGCCAGCTTTGTCAACTGCTTCCAAAGTGCCAGCCACAGCAACAGACTTAGTGAAAATCTGTGTACGGTTGCCGATACGGGTTGTTGGCGATGCGGTGATTGTCGATGCGTCAGCACCTTCAACAGCGCCGCCCAAAGCAGCAGCAGCCAACGAGTCAGTTTGCCACTCATGGTAAGTTGCAGACGCTTTGTTCTTGCCGATAGACGACATGAAAGGAGTGTCGGTGGGAGAGATGTTATAGATAACATCGGTCAAGTCTTCACGCAGGCCAATGGCCGTGTAGGTTTGGTAGGTTGCCATGATTAAAGCTCCAAAAATTTAAAGGAATCGTTCAAATGCAGCAGCAGCATCACGGACTTTGCCGGATTGACGCAGCTTTTGCATCACTTGCTTTTCTTGTGACGACTTAGTGTTTGGCGTTGAAGTTCCGGGTTTGAGCATCTTTGGGGCTTGCTGGACTTTCTTCAAAGTCTCCGGCTTACCTTTTTGAAGTTGCTCAAACTTCATTGCTTTATACAAAGTCAGCACAGCGCGATGGTCATACACTGAGGAGAGCTCTTGATCTGACCAACCAACAGACTTTGCATATTCACGGATTTCTTTCCGGATTGCATCACCTTTTGGCGTGTTCAGTTCTGGGATAACAGACGCTAGCTTTTGAGATTCAGACTTGAGATGGTTTTGCAGGTTTTGCTGTTGCTCCGCTTGTTGCTGTTGGGCAATGCGTTGCTGTTCGGCTCTTACTACTGCTAACTGCTTCTCACGCTGACTCTGTTCCGCTACCTTAACGGCATAACCGATAGGGTCTGTCTCTTTCAAAACTTCTAAATCCTCACCCTTGTTCTGCTGGCTCAAGAAGCTATCGAGTGCTTGCAGTTTCTGGGCGTATGCTTGTCGCTCTTGTTTCACTTGCTCTAAGTGACCACGTTCAGCATCAATTGCTTTACGCTGTTCAGCTAGGGCTTGAGATTTTTGCGTGTAATCCTTGCTGCGCTGGTAGCCGTTGATAAGTTCATCAAGTTCAACCTCGACTTCCTCGCCACCGACTTTCGCCTTGTATCGGGGTTTTACTTCCTCTACTGGCTCTTGATCGTCCTCATATTCGGACTGATCCTCAGCTTCTTCAACCGCTTCAAGTTCTTCAGTTGGTTCTTCAGGTTGGCCTTCAGAGGCTCCTTCGTCACCGCCCATCAAACTCATAAACGCATTGGCAGCTTGGTTTACGTTCAGGCTTTCACTCCCTTGCGGGTTGGTGTTTTCCATTTGCTATCTCAGTTTTCACCAGAAACCGTCTGGACTGCGGGTAACTTTCGTTACAGAATCTTCCACTTTTTTTCTTGAATCTTGGTTTCTGCGGCAATGCCTTGCAGGTGTCCAACAAACAGGTCAAGTGTCTTAATGTGGCTATAAGCAGCTTCACGCTCCTCTACCTCATCTCGATTAGTGTTAATTATCACACTAATCTGCTGATTTTTCAAATCATCCATGACTTTTATGAAAAAGTCATCGGCCAGCAGGTTGTTGGCCCACTGTGCTTGAAGGTTTTTATCCATACTGGCTTTGTATCCCTGCAATGATGCTGTTCAAAGAAGCGGGTGAACCGTTTAGCTGTCCAATGGTTTGGTTAGCGTCAAATGGTCGCTGCTGGTAGTTGCCAATGTTGTTGATGATGTCGTTAATGGACATTGGTACATCATTGATGCTGCCCACAATTTCATTCATACCAAACTGAGGCGCGGCTTGGGGCTGAAGGCTTTGGCTGTTCAAAACATTCATGAGGCTAGAAATGTCCATTGACGGACGTTCAAACTGCGTTCCTTTGAGCAACTCCAAAGACCCAAAGTCAATCGGCGCAGAGGGAGTAAATTCTTGGTTGTATGTTGGCGAGCGCCAGTCACCAGGAATAGGAACGATGCCAAAACCCGTAATTGGGTCTTCTTCTGGCACTGAGTTATTAGCGGCAATGGCGTTGATAACGGCTGGAACAGCACTTTTAGCAACACCCAAAGCGGCAAGTTCGGCGGAGTTATCAACCGGCGGCAAGTCCGTAAACTCTGGCAGCGTGTAATTGATCTCAGGCGCTGGCTGATTGATAAACGAGTTTGGATCACCAATAGTGGCTGACAAATCAGGAGTCAGGCCAAAGCCGTCAACAACGTCAGCGTTAGCCGTACTACCCAAAGAATAGTCCGCTTCAACTGGTTGCAAGCCAGCAATAATCTCACTGATCGTTGGCGCTTCCGTAACAGCAGGCTCCAAGAAAAAGTCGCTTGGTCTGGTTTCTGTTTGACCAGCAAGGCCGCTTTCAGTCATTTCCGTATCAAATTCTTCTTGGCGCAAGTCTTGTTCTAAGCCTTTAATGCCAGCACCTACGCCACCAAGCAAGCCGCTTGTCAGGGCATCCTCAGAGTCGCCACCAGTTACCAATGTCCTAGCAGCAGCGCCTGAAGCAGCGCCAGCAATCTCGCTTCCGGTTACTTCGGCAACGGTGCTGCCAACAGCGCCAGCAACAGTACCGCCAACAAATGACGTAACGCCACCAACAACAGCCGACTCAAGAACATCGCTTACGTCCCCACCTTGAATAGCAGTAATGCCACCAGCAATAACGCCAGTACCAATTGCGGTAGCGGCAACAGCGCCAACAGTACCCAAACCAATAGCAGTAGCAACACCCGCGCCAATAGCGGCTGAAGCTCCAGTGACTGCGGCAACAACGGCAACTGCTGGCATTTAGAACTCCATGATGTAAACATTGACGGACTCGCCATCAACTTGGGTTTGCTTCTTTTTGACGGGCAAGCCTGTCATCTTTGCCAAGCGGTCAAACTTGTTGTCTTCGCTGTATGTGTAGGCAACCTTGACTTTGATGTTCTTCAGATAGCTCACCAAGTCAACAAAGTCTTTTGCTAACTCACGGGGGCTTGACTCACTACCAATCGTGTGAACTTCAACAACATTCTTGCCGCGAACCAGAATCAAAAACAAGACATTACCAATGTGAACCAGCTTTGCGCTTTCCTCTTGCACAAGGCTTGCCAGCTTGGCCATTGCGTCATCAGCAGCTTCTTGAGAGCCTAACTCTTGCAAGAAGTAATCAGAGGCAATCCGCATCACCTCTTGTTGCTCTGTTTCGTCAATCATCCGGGAATCTCCACGTTTGATGTGATGCCAGCACCGACCTTCATAGCCTTCAATTGCGCTTCTGCTTCAAACTCTTGTTGCTTCATGACAAAGTGCATATTCATCTTCTCACGCTCAAGCTGAAGTTTTGAGGCTTCTTTCTCACGCATGATTTCCAACTCAGCAGCGGCTTTTTCACGCTGAAGTTGCAACTCAAGAGCCGCCTTTTCACGCTCAAATTGCATATCAGCTTGCATCTTTGCTTGTTGCATTTGCATATCGGCTTGGAACTTAGCTTGTTGCGCTTGAATCTCAGCCTGAGTCTTTGCCATGTACGCTTGCACTTCAGGCGACATTTGTGGTTCTTGCTGCGGTGGTGGGTTAGACAGTTGCTGGTCTTGCTCTGGGCTGATTGGCTTGAAGAACTCAGCAGAATCCTTAAAGCCAGCAGCTTCAACCATGCGGCCAAGAGTGCCACGATACTGACCAAGGCTCACAAGCGGGTTAGCTGGCCCGTACTGAGCAATCATTTGCTCTTGCTTTGCCATGACCATCTGCAACATTGCCATTTGCTGATCGCGGTTGCCGTTACCCAAGCCCACGTTAATAGAGATGTCAAACTTGTTTGCCCATGTACGCGGGTCAACAGTTACATACCCGCCACGCAAACGGATGATGCGCTCTTTCTGCTGGTACTTGCTAACCAAGTGCATGATGCCTTCGAAAAGCTCTTTCACGCCTGATTCAGCAAAGATACGGGCAATCAGTTCAATCTTGCCAGAGCCAGCTTGTTGCATTGCAGCAACGGCAGCAGCAGTCACGTTTTGCAGGATGTTTGCATCAAGACCTTGCGACAACTCTGTCACGCCAGTGCGCTTTGCTTGAACAGAATCCAAGTATTGCAGCATTGGGAACGACTGTGAGGCCATGTTTTGAACGACCAACTGAGACACAGCACCTTGAGACTTGGTGCGGATAACGCCACCAGCGGTAGAGGTCAGCAGGTCATCAAGGTTAACCTGGCCTTCAACAGCCGTTACTCGGGCATTGTTGGTCAGATACATATTGTCAAGCATCTGACGGGTAACAGTTGTCTTTGTCAGTTGCAGGTCAACAGTGCGGTCAGCAAGCGAGTTGCCAAAGAACTTGTGCGGAATTGGCAGAGGGCAGACTGAGTAGAAAGGAACGTAATCTGTTTCTTCGTCACTCAGAATGTCGTTGCCAGCGTAGAAAACTTGATGCAACTCAGCAATGCCGTCTTCGTCAGCATCGTAGTAGATATAGCACTCAAACACTTCAATCTCTTGCATTGAAGAATCGTTTGGCTCTGTGTCGTATGGCTGTTCACCGGGAGCGAATCGAGCGACTCGTTCTGGCGTGTAAGCCAGCGCGTCACCTGTTGGCAAGCTGTTCACAACATCGTCAGCAAAGCCCATTGCAATCAATGCGCTACGGGTAATCATCCGGCGATGTGCCACGAATGGCGAATCCTTGACCGTGCGGCCAGATTTGGCAATCAGGAATTCTTCAGGCGGAATGTTGGAAATCTTGACCTTGCCAGAGTTAAGAACCTTCTTGATCTTTACGTCATGGATGCTATACGTAGCTGGTGCGCCTGTTTCGTCAAAGACAGGATTGCCCATCGGGTCAAGGATAGGATTGGTAACAGTGTCTTGCTCTACAACCTCAATGCTTTCGTCCTGAAGCATCATGGCTAGTTCGTCATCAGAGAGACCTTCGTAGGTTTCTTTAGTAACGTCTTCTTTGTCTTCCCAAACTGCTTTGACAATACCGTTCTTTTGAAGCAAGGCATCAAAGAACCAATCGTGCATGATGATAACGCCGGGGTTATCTTTCAAGAAGATGTAGTTCAGGTAGTCCGTTGCTTGCTTTGCACCAGCTTCATCGCCTGGGCCAACAGGGTCAGCAACAACAATCTCATCAGAGCCGGTAAAGATACGAATCAAAGCAGGCAAAGCGCCATCAATGGCTTCAGCTACTTCGCCAGTAACTATAGAGGACTTCCCCTCTGATTCGTTGCCATATGGCTGACGCAAATAGGCTTGGAGAGCCTGCTTACGCATTTCAACTGTTTCGCTTTCAATAAAGCCGATAGAATCGTCCACGGCTGCTTGGACTGCGGCTTTTAAGCTATTTTGGCTCATCTTTGACCTTTGGTGGTCGCCCGACCTTTGGGCGTTCTTGTGATTGTAACGCCTTTACCACATTTTCAAGCATTTCTATGCGCTTTTCAAGCTCATCCACCCGTTTGGCGTTAGTAATATCACCTTGTCGCATCATGAACATTTAGACCACCCATTTCGGAGTTTTGTTAATAGACTTACCCCAAGTCCCGACATTCTCGTCAAGACCAACGGCAACGTATCGCCAAGCATCAGCAGCGTGTGAGTGCTGATCGTGCAATGGCTTATTGCTAAACATCTTAGTGTTTGCATCAACGTCATAACGGTAATGGCGCAAGTTCTGCAAGCCATCAGCGCACTTGGTTTCGTCAAAGAACGCTCGGTTCATCAATGTTCTAGCAGCGTTAATGCCATCAGCAACCGATAGCTTTGGCGTGATTCTGATTGGTTTACCCATGCCCTCAAGAATATCCTTCACAGACTTACCCGTCATGTTCTTGTGTTCAGCATCATGCGGCAACCACCAATCCTTGTAGATATATCCCTTGTCTTGCAGCACCTGGGCGTAATGGTCAATGGTTTTCTGGCAGTTCTGGTAGAAGTCAATCACCCTGATCTCACCGCCAGCAATGACTTGAACGAACCAAATCGAGGTCATGTCAGCCCATCCAAGGTCAAAAAATGTCTGAACAGGAATGGACTTGTCAATAGTCAGCTCACGAATTCGCCCTTCTTCTTGGGCTTTCCTTAGTTCGTTAGCGTACACAGCGCCATCAAGCATTTGGCGTGTGTGCCCCTCCCAGACGTTTAGGTAAGAATCAATGTTCTTTACCTTCAGGTCTTCCATCTCATCCTTCAGGACTTGAGGGAACCAAGGGTTATCAGACCAGTTTACTTTAGCGACTTTGGCCTTTGGTGGAGGGTTGACCACGAAACGCTTATAAGTCTCGTCAGTATCAAGGTCAGGGTTAAACGTCACCCAAATCTCAGAATCAGGCTTACGGATCGTTGGAATCAGCGTTTCCCATGAAACCTTTGATACGGCTTGGCCTTCTTCAATCCAGCAAACATCCACGCCTTCAAACGACTTGATTGAGGTGACGTTGTGCTTTAAACCCGCAAAGCTGAACTCAGACCCGTTCTTGCCATAGATAGCGGTACGCTGTACGTCAAAGAAGGATTCAAGTCCCATCACCTTAATCTGGTCGCCAAGCAAGGCAATCACAGAATCAGAGATTGAATTCTGTAACTCACGGGCGCAAAGGATTCGAGTCTTCTTCTGTACGGCAATTGTTATCAACGCACGGGCAACAGACCAAGACTTAGATGAACCACGGCCACCATAAAGAATCTTGTATCGGTGCGGCTCAAACAGGAATCCCAACTTCTCAGGGAAATCCAGTTCAAGATTCATTCGGCTTGACCAGTTTGATTTGGATGCTTGAAATCTCTACTGGCCCACCACCGTCACCTGTTACCTCAGTGCGGTTTAGCTTTGGCGTAGCGTATTCAGCCATTTGGGCCAGAAGTGTCAAAGCGCCCTTGGGGTCTGCCTTCAGTTCTTTCTCGACACTTCCTTCGGCAACCTCTGTAAGCCACTTAGAGACGTTTTCAGCGTTATCCTCTAGCAACCTACTGACAGTCTCTCTAAACGTCTTGGTGGCCTTGTTAACGCTTCCCGGTGGTCTTCCTCGGCCTCGGTTGGTTAAGTTCGCAGAATTGTCGCTCTCTAATTTATTCATCTTGGTTTGACTCCCGTAGGTTGGTCAAGTTAGTGCAGACTCACGTCAGCGGGTTGTTAATCTCACTTCTTTTTGTTGCGCTCAGAGATGGCCTTGGCTTTTGCCTTGGCGTCTGTCTTTGAACTTGCGCCCCATGCTTGAAGGCTTTGCAACAAGCGTGTTGGGCTTCCGTCTGGTTGGCGCTCTGGCCCCGGCATATTGCCCATACGAGCCAAGAATGATGCTCTACGGGGATTGTCGCCAGCCTTAACTGGAGGCTTCAGGTTGCTACCGGGGTTGGCTGCTTCATAGGACTTGCGGCCCTTTTCATTCAGCCCGCCTTTGGCACTTTTGCCCTCGTTACGAGTCCAAGCGGCTGTCATTTCTTTGCAGTCTTAGCAGCAGCCTTGAAAGCAGCAGCAGTAGGCGCACCCTTAGTTCCAGGCTTTCTCATGCGCTCGGGGGTCTTGCCAGCTTCTTTCTGCTTTTCAATGCGCTCACGCTTCTTTGCAATGTTGGCATAGAGACCGTTCATTTCTTGCCTTTCGGTTTAGAGAATTTCATAGCCATTGATTGCCAGCCCTTAGACTCGGCCTGCTTACGGGCTTGTTCGGCCAACTTCTTGGCTTCCTTGGAGTTTGGCATTTGTGAATTTGTAGTTCCCAATTTAATCTCCTTCAGATTCGCCGTGTTCCCAACGCTTGCAAGTCTTGCCCTCTTGGCACACAAATTCAAATTTCTTGCAGTAGATGGCCTCGTCACCGTACATTTCTTTGCACTCAGGGCTATCGTCACCATAGCTACAGTTGCTACACAGCTTGCGTTTGGCCTGATCTGGAGCAATACGCCAGTAGTTTGCTAGGTCGCGCCAGAAGTCGCCGCTTGGCTTGCTTGGGTCTTTAGGCCCAAACATTTGCGCTTCTTCCATATATTTGACGGTTTTGGCGTTCTCAGCCTCGTCAAACTTAGATTCTTCAGCTTCTTCAATCTCTATTGAGATTTCAAGCTCTGTGCCAAGCAAACCGCCCATGATGTTCTCCAGTTGCATAGATTTTACAACATAGCATAGATTTTACCAAATGTCTCTAGGTGTTTATACTGATAGATTTTTCTGTTGATAACTTGATAATTGAGCCATCAACAACAGGAGTCTCACATGAACAAAGAAACAATAGCTGACATCACCCTTGCAATCGGTCTTGGCCTTACGCTAGCTGCATTTGCTCTTGCATGGTTTGATGTTCTATCGTACTAACAATAGGTCTTGCTCGTTTTAAGATGATCTGCTTAGTGACATAAGCGGTCATCTTTTCCAGTTCTTGCACAGTGCTTTGCTCTAGCTGGACATCGTGAACATCCATTGCCAGGTTAACGGCTTGCATCTCTAGCCCACGGAAAATAAACCGTTCATTCTCAACACCACGCTTTGCCATGTCATACAAAGCGTTTTGCGCCTCTGTTATCTCTGGCATCCAGTCTTTGCCCTTGCCGTGCCTTGCAAACGCCTCACAGACGTTTAAAGCATGAATAAGCACGTCAATCTGATCTCTGTTCCCACGGCCTTGCACAACTTCCGTCAGTGCTGAATGGTTCTTGGCCTTCAGAACCACAATAGCGTCACCAACGCTTGATACTGGCTTCATTCCAGCCAACACCCAACTAACAGCGTCAACCATCACGGGTCTTGGTTTGTACTTGCTTTTCTTTTTCATTTCACTCTATCCTTGTATTTGTTGTATCTCCAGGCTGTTGCTTCTTTGTCTATGCGTTGCCAGATGATTTCACGCTGTTCTTCAGGTAAGAAATTCCACTCTGCAACCTCCATGTAAGTGCGTCCACACCCATCACATGTTTCCGTGTAAAGGGTGGTGCAGACTGCTATGCACGGACTATCTGGCCTCACAATCCCAACTCCTTCAGTGCGGCTTGCAGTCCAGCCAAGCCACCGACACGCTGACCTTGGATAAAAATCTGTGGCATCTGTCGGGCTTCGGGGTACTGCTGAGTAAACGCATATTGGATTCCAACATCGTCAGTGTCCATCTCCGTGTACCCAATCCCCTTGCTGTCCAGCAGCCGCTTGGCCGTGATACAGGCGGGGCAACCTGATTTTGTATATACCACCACATTCATGTATTTTTCTCCAGAAGCTGTTTTACTTGCTCGTACACATCGTTTCTCACGTAATTGTCGGCTTCACGCTTATCCCACCCTGCGTAACGCATCTCGTTTTCGCAGTGCTGAAACAACACATACATCTCACTCAAGCAATCCGCAGACTTGCCGTGCAAGGGCCACTGCATGGTCTTTTCCAACATAGCGGCGAGGCGCAGGGGCTTTGGCATTTTTCCAACCCGCACAAGTTCTGCGGTGTCTTCTTCGGCGTTGTAAGTTTCTTCGGTGTTCATGCTCGTTGCTGCTGTAAAAATTTGGTTGGTTTTGTACGTTGGGTAAGGGTTGCTCATGACTTCTCCAAAAAATCTTCGCACTTGCGCTTCCAGCCCCAAGAATCCTTGAGCCAGTACACAGGCGCATAAAAGCGCGGTTTGTGCAGCATGGCGCAGATCAGAGTTGGCTTAGGCAGTGCTCTCATGGTGGCGTGTTTGCACTGATCGCAGTGTTGGGTTTTCATGGCGTGCTCTTCTCCTTGAGTTTGGCGCTTTTGTAGCAGACCGAAACAATGCGCTCCAAGAAATAATCTTCGCCACAACTGTTGCAAGATGCCACTGTGTCACCATCCAAGCCTGGGCCAAAGTTGATCTCCCAAGCGTCTTGCTCAACGTGTCCGCAGTGCGGGCAAATTGGTTTGCTATCCATTGTTCTTCTCCTTGAGTTTGGCTTCGATGGCTTGTTCATACGCCCACGAATTGTTGATGTCCCAATTAACACGGTTGTAGATTTCAATAAACTCCCCATCCGTCAGCCCTACCCATGTGCGCTGTGGTGGGGTATGCGTGTCATGCGCTGTCTGATCCATCATCACCGTTCTGGCTAACGCTTCACAGGTCTGGCATTTATGTTCTGACTGGATTGCGGCAATCAATTTCTCAAGCGCCTCAGCCGTGAATGAATAGATGTTCAGACTGTTGCGAGTTGCTTTGATGATGTCTTCGGGTTTCATGTGTTCTTCGCTTTGAGTTTGGCTTCGACCATTTGCGCAAAATTGACTGCCTTGTCAGCCTCAAAGTCATCGACCTCTTGCCAGCGAATTGGATAGGCCAGCTTGAGTATTTCCTCATCCGTCAGTGACACCCATTGCCGCTGTGCTGCGGGTGGGGTGGTGTACAGCTCTTGATCAGGAACATCAATAGACATCTTGTTTGTCCACTTGATAGGCTCCTGCACAGGTGCTGGCTGTGCTGCGGTAAGAGGCACACGGCCTTCGCCAGCATTCTTATAGATCGTGCCGCACCCAACGGAATCAAAGTGCTCACGCACCTCGTCAATCTTTACCCAACCCTCAATTGCGTTCCAGTATTCCAAAGGCTCCTGCACAGGCGATGGCTGTGCGGGTGGGGTGGTCAGTCCTGCGGCCATGTTGTCAATCTGCGTGAGTACGCCTATCAGGTCGTCAAACGGCTTCCACTGCGGTGCGGTGGCCTTGTAGTGCTGCTCCCATATTGCGACAGCAAGGCGTTTTGCATAGCCGTAGGCTTTTGCATAGCCGTAGGCGTCAGGCTCTTGCTGCGCTGCGGCTTTAAGTTTTTCCTCGGCTTCACGGGCGCGGTCAGCCCACTCTGCAATCACCTCAAGCCACCCCTGATGACGCTCGCAGGTAACAGTCCTGTCGCCTTCCTCGTTCCATCGACAGGCGCATCCAGCCACAGGCTCGTAGTCCAACCCCAGCTCTCTGGCGTTATCTGCCATCTTGTCGAGAGCTCGGGCTTGCTTGATGGCGGTGATGGCTTTTGTCACCGCTTTGTACTTAGTTGTTTCGTCATTTGTTTTTACTGGTCGCGTCATAGTTTCCAACGCCTTCAGCGCCAATTTCAGAGCAGTATCTTTATCCATTATTTTTCTCCTTGCGTTTTGCCCATGCTTTTTTGGAAGAATCCGACATTTTTTGTTTTGTTTCTTCTGAAATTCCAGTTAAAAATCTATCGCGCATTTTTTGTTTTGTTGCATCAGACAGTTTTCTTCCAGATTGAACTTTTGATAACTTTAAACAATGTTCATCCGATAACGGCTTGCCTTTTCTTGCGGAAGATATTTTTGCGGCAATCTCCGGGCGTTTCATAGCATTGTTTTGAGACATTTTTGATCTTGTTTCTTCTGAAGGGTTTGACAATCCTTCACCGCCATCAGTCATATTTACTAAACCAAACCCCATGTCCTTGAAGCACCAAATCAAAAATTTTTCATGCTCAAACGCCTCTTGCTCTGACTTCCATGCGGCAAGAATATTTATTTCCAATCCATGTTTTGCAACCGTGTTATGCCAATAATTATTTCGGTTAGCCTTGCTAAAAGCCCTTCCTTGCTTACCTTTTCCAATATAAAAAATATTGCCATCACTTTTCTTTAAATGAGCGTAAGTGAAATATGCTTCGTCTTTCATGTGTTCTCCCTTGCTCGGATGGCGGCGGCGCAGTCAGCAGTAAACCAGTTTGACCACGGAGTGTCCTCACACACCTTTGCACACGCCTCTCTTTCGGCAAGCACAGCCTTCTGCACCAGTATCTCAATGTTGTCGCCAATAGCCGACAAAACCAGCTTGGCTGCGTCATCAGCAGGAATGTCAGGGTTGGCCCATATGCCATCTTTAGACAAGCGCAAAACTTCTGTTGCTGGCGTTCCGCTGTGAAATTGGATTGTGTTTGGTGTCATTTCTTCTTCCTTACAAGTGCAGGTGCTGGCTGTGCCAAACTCCCATCGTTGTCCACAATCGTTGCATTGTCCGTAAAACATTATTTCTTCTCCCGTAAACATGAACAGGTGTATCCGCTTGAGTCATAACCCAAACCCCAACACCTTGGACAATGCTCGTCAGTGACTGCTGGCTCTACACGCTCAAACAGTTTCTTGATGTATTCAATAAATGCTTTCATGATTTACCCCTATCAACTAAAGCTCGTTTCATGCAAAACAGACTGAGCTTCCATCTCAAGCTCGTTTAACTGCTGCTTAGAGAGGATGCCTGTTACGTCAGTGCAATCGTGGTACACAGCTTGCAAAGATGTGAAGTAATCAATCCCGTCTTCGTCACACACTTCTTCAATGTTTAAAACAACAGTGACAATGCCGCCGTTCAATGTTGTGTTGTACTCAAATTCGGTCATATTGATTCCTTGGTTAATGAGCCTCAATTGTGCAAGCGCAAATCAGCTTTGTGTATTAGTGGAAACCCGTAGAAGCGTCCAATCCAAAAGCTCTTGCTGTGTGATGCCGTAGTGCTTAACAAAGCCTTTGCTTCCCAACCCGTGAAAGCCAGTGTTGCCACGGTGATGCTCGGCGCACAGTGGTATCAACGTCATGTACCCACCTTTTCCCCACCCTCCTGCTCTTAGGTGATGAAGCTCTACGGGCGCTGGATCGTGTTCGCCGTGTAAGTGATGGCACAAGGCGCAACCTAATGCGGCCACGGCTTGCTTGTGCGCCTTCTCATCCTTGGTCAAAACATTACCTCTTGTTTTGGCAAGTCAGCAGCACAAGTGCCATTAAATCCAAACATATCAAATGTTCGTTGTGCGTCTTCTATGCGCTTGCAAGCAATTTCAAAGTATTTAGGCTCACGCTCAATACCTATGAACTTGCGACCAATCTGGACAGCAGCAACGCCTGTTGTGCCGCTACCCATAAAAGGGTCTAAGATGGTTTCAGCAGGGCTTAAACATTGCTCAATGCACCAAGCCATCAAAGCCAATGGTTTTTGTGTTGGGTGTCCATTTCTTTCTTCTTTGCCTTGTCGCAACATGCCATTCCACATCCATTCAAATTTACGAACTGGCTTACTCATGTTTGTCCATGCCAATTCGCAATCTGCAAAATTACCATTTACTTTTTTATCCCAAACTAACCAGCATTGGCTGGCTGGCAATCCGTAATAATTTCCCCCCCAAAAAATTACATCATTACCTTTGGAGATAATCAGTTCAGCAAGTTCTAAACTCATTGGCGCATCATCCCAACCAGAAGCAACACAAACGCCTTTTTTAGCCATCATGCCGCCGCTTTTTGTGCCACTTGATGCCGCCATTGCTCTGTCAATACCAATCCCATAAGGCGGGTCAGTAATCACCGCATCCACCTTATCCAGTGTAGGCAGAATGTCCATGCAGTCGCCAAGATATAAGGTGGCGTTGCCAATCTCAACTTTCATTCTGCTCTCCAATGCTTGTAGGCGACCATTTAACACCGCGCTCGTCACCAAATGCGTGTGCAAGCGTTATCAAGTCCGACATCTCTTGCTTTGTCATCTTGCTGGTTGACGAGCCAAGAACCACAAAGCCGCCATCAATGCCAGGGATAGCTCGCTGCTTTTTCAGGCCAGCAGTAAGCAAATCCTTGAATTCTTCTTTGGTCAGCTTCTCGCCATGCCAGTCAACTTGCTTTGACAGATCAGTCAGAACAGACCAAATCAAAGCGTTTTGCTCTTGGCTTCGCTTTTCTTGTTCAATCGTCAGCACCAGCTTGTTACCCGCCAACAGGTAAGGCTTGGCTTTTTGCCAAACATCTTTCAGGACAGTGTGCGCTTGTTGTGCGCTGTGCAGCGTTACTTTCACTTTGCTACCCCAATCATTCTTAAAGCCGCTTCAGGGCCATCAATCCTTGCTAACATACCGCCAGACCAATTTTCAAAAAAGTCTTGTTGTAGTTTCGTTAAACGCTTTTTTGGGCCATCCTTGATTTCCACAAGAAAGCTATGCCCGTTGTATCCCACAAGCAGGTCAACAGGCAAGCCGATAATCCAGACATAAGCGCCAGCGGCTCTAAGTGCTGAAACAATTTGCGCTTGGTTTGCGTCAACTCGGGCTGCATATCTCATTCAAGTTCACCACTTTGTAATTTGACCATGTAAGACCGAATTCTCACAACAGCGCCAGTTCCATATCTCTTTTCAAGCCACTCCATGCGGACTTTTGTAAGAACCTTTTGGCCTGTTGATTCGTAAGTTCTGTAGAGAACTCGCGCTTCACCAAGCTCAATCATGTATCTGTCACCTTCATTGGATATGGTTTTTCTGCTGTACGCCATCCGTAGTTACCCTAATTTCCAAGTCTTTTCTTGTTTAACAATTGCTCCGGTTTGAGCCAAATACGCCAAAGTAAAGTGAACCTGCTTTGCTTTCCAGTCAGTGATCTCAACAATCTCTTGGCGGGTTAATGGCCCATGCTCAAGCAGCTTTTTAAGTGCGTATGACCTACTCATTGCAATGTCACCCAAACAGTTTTTGGTTTGCCACAGCCGCCACGGAACACCTGGTCTTTTGGGTGTGGGCAGTCTTCAGGAACTTTGACAACGCAGTAGACTTTTTGAAAGGCATTGCGCTTGCCTCGAACCCATCGGTCAACATAAGCGTCAGGCATGGCCTTAATCGCCCGTTTGACGTTAGTTATGTGAATCCCCAGGGCATCGGATAGCTCTTGCCTTGTAAGGCCATCCTCATGGCTTTTAAGCATATTCCGCACGGCTTGTTGGATAACTGGTCTCATTGCTGACCTCTTGCACGGATAGCGTCAGCATTTGACTGCAAAACAAATCCCATTGGCCCGTTGCACTCTTGCACGTTTTCCTCTACCAGTAAAGCACATTCTTCCCGTTCGGCTTTCATAGCAAGTTGCCAAGTACGTAGAAAAATGTCCAGTTCGGTTGTATCAGGATTTTCCATCATGGCGCTGATTTGCAACCACGCTTGTTTCATTGCTTCGTTCATACTTTTCTCAATACAGATTTAATTTGTTGGCGAATGTGGTCAGGCATAGGCGCTGCTTTTTGGCGGTCTTGCTCAATCTTGATAAGCACAGGGTCAGGGCCAGTGTTCTGGGCGGGGACTGTTGTTCGGGCAACGTCAGCAGCTTGCTGGGCAAAGGATTGTTTGGGCGCTACCCAATCGGCCTTAAAACTGGCCCATGTACGCAAACAGCACTCTTTAATTGCATCCTCAAGAGTCCAGCCAGCTTTATTGACTTGGTTTGTAAATAGCTCCCAAGCGGTTTGAGTTAATGGCGCATCTTTCTTCTTCCTGATTACAAGCCAATCATTCCAAATTTGCTCATTAACAAACTCAGGTCGCGTCACAATCGCGCTTTCCTTATTCCCTTTCCTTTTCCCTTCCCTTCCCTTCCCTTCCACTTGAGTATGCACAAGTGGCGTGGTCAACGCGTCATCCACGCGTGTGTCACACGTGCAAGTTGTTGATTCATCAAGAGAAGGCAGCAAAGAGGTGGATTCACGGTTATTTATAACTTGATGCTGCGCCCAAGTTGGAATACAACCAAATTTATCGCCTTGAAACTCGTACTTGATGATAAACCCATGCGTGACTAACGCGTCAAGCACGCGTGAAAAGTCAACTTGATCGTATGGAAGAACATCTAACTTCAATGCTCTTGGCTTCCACTTAAAACGCCCCTCCCTGTCGCAGGCCGTAAACAAGCCAATGTATGCAAGACGCAAAGGCAATCCAGTTTTTATCTCAGCCTCATAAAGTGTTTCATGACGAAACAGCTCAGGCTTAACTGTCCTGATTCGAGCCATTCAAATCTCCAATAAAAAACCCCTGAACTCCAGCGGTACGAGCGCCAAAATTCAGGGGTCAGCCTGTGACGGCTTAGATGTATCAGCGTCTCGTACACGCCACACCTAAACCGTCTGACTAAACTATATCACTTCTTTGGAGGAGTTCCAAAATATTGTTTGGTTCCGTTGCCGTTGTCTTTCTTAACGATTGTCCACATACTTTGGCGAATCAAACGAGCCATCTTGCTGTGCGGTGATGTAGTTGGTAAGTACCGTGCAATCTCAGCCGCTGTAGTGCCTTCTTTGAGGGCCAGCAGGTGCTTCAATCGAGCCATTTGGCCCACGGGTTTCTTTTGCCAGATTGTTAACATTTGACTCTCCTTACTTTGGTGAACGTGAAAAAACTTGCTTCTTTGGTTGTGCGTGACCAACGTGCCAGTAATGGCAGTGAGGGCAGTTGTATGCCTCTAGTGGATTATCCCTGCGTCTACCAACAATCACCTGGGCAAGCTCCCTTGTAGGCAGCTTGTCCTTGCCAGTGCATTGGCTTAGTTCGTCTGTGATGTATTTCATGCTTCTCGCGCTTTCAGCATGGCATCAGCATATCTGTACTTGGATTGCTCTCGCGTCCACCGCGCTTCACGATTTCGCAATTCCTTGCGGCCATTCCTAAGGTAAAATACGTATTCCTCTATAAACCCTTTTTGGCTATGTTCTAAAATGTCGCCCTCACTTGCCTTAGCTGCAAAGTAGTCACGCAGGGTCATGCCTTCAGACACGGCGCTTCCATCAATGTCAGGCACTGGAAACGCTGGCCCGCCTGTGTTTGTGTTGCTCATTTTTACGCCCTTGAATATGTAATCACTTGCACTTGTGTGTTGTAGTTCAATGGCGAACCCTTGTAGGACGCAGCCGCCAACTCTGACTTAGTAAACAATCCTTTGGCCGTAGAAAGGTCAAAGGCGTTACCTGTTGACTTCCTTGTTCCGCAAGGCCAGTAGCTGTTGAGGGTGACAGGTTTGTCATCACACAAGAACTTTTTACCAGTCAAGACGTAGTAGTAGTTGTTCTTGCCAGTGTTGCCTTTTTCAACAACCTTATCCAGCTTGATGTAACCGTCCTTGAGTAGCTCGTCTTTGACTTCAGCCGCACTGACATCAAAACGCTCTGTCAAGCGGTTAGCGATCCGGCGGTGGTGGTCTGGTTTCAAGGCCAGTTGCTCCAAGTAGTACAACTTAGCGAATGATTTGCTCAATGTAGATTCTCCTGTTAAAAGCGTTTTCAAGAGCGACAATCAATAGGGCTTTGGTGGCCGCATCAATGTCGCCTGGATGGTTTGTGTACTGCGTAACAAGTGTTGTTGCATAGTCTAGCAATGCTTCACTGGCCGCGTACTCGTCTTTGTCGTGTTGGTTCATGCCGCAAGATTACATCAAAAAAATGATGTGTCTATACGGGTTTGTACTAATGTTTTTTTTGTTGCGGAGCCATAAGATAGAGGCTCAACAACACAAGGAGAGTTCATGAACACACAAGCCCTCAAACAAGTACGCAGCTTATTCTGTGTCAACGGTGTGCCAGCAAGCACACAACGCCACAACTGCCGCCAGTGGGTTAAGTCAATCCGCTTTCTTGGCGACAAGTGGCTTCTTGCAACAAAGGTAGAGCGCAAATGATTACTGAAAACGATCTGTACGCTATTGGAATGGAGTCACCAACAGCTTGGCTAAAGATGGAAGAACTTTGCAAGGCTCTGAACATTCCATACCCACCACAACAAACCAAGGAATCAAAATGAATGTGTATCAAAAACTCAACATGGCTCGTAGCGAGTTTCACAAAGTTGAACTGAAGAAATCAGGCCATAACAAGTTTGCAGGCTACAAATACTTTGAACTGGCTGACTTTGTTGTTCCTGCAATTGAAGTGTTTAGCCGTGTTCGGCTTGTGAGCGTTATTAGCTTTTCGCCGGAAACAGCAACAATGACCATCATTAACATTGATGAGCCATCAGAGACAATTACAATCACTAGCCCAATGTCTGAAGCGAATCTGAAGGGCTGTCATCCAGTGCAAAACCTTGGCGCTGTGCAAACATACTTGCGCCGATACTTGTGGGTTGCAGCACTTGAGATCATTGAACATGACGCAATTGATTCGTCTAAGCCAGTTGAAGAAAAAAATAAAGTAGTTATCACGCCAGCGCAAGGCATTGCTGATTCTTTGCCTCCAGAAGAGCAAAAATACTTGCAAGAGTTGGCACACGAAATCATGACCTTGGACGGAAAACAAGGTCTTGAAAGGATGGAAGCGGAGAACCTAGAAGCAGAACAAAAAGTAGCTTTGTGGTCAATGCTTCCAAGCAAAGTAAGAAGTGAAATCAAGAAAGCAAAGGAATAACCATGCAGTACGACAATTCAAATCGAGGCGCAATTTTTAAGAATGATGACAAGCAGCAAGACAACCACCCTGATTACAAAGGAAGTCTGAACGTCAATGGCGTTGACTTGTGGGTGTCAGGATGGCTTAAAACGAGCGAGAAGACGGGTAAAAAGTTTATGAGTCTGTCGGTCAAGCCCAAGGACGCAGCGCCCGTTAAACAGGCTCCAAAGCCCAAATCAAGCGGGTTTGATGATATGGGTGATGACGTACCTTTTTAACGTGGAGAAAATTATGAATGAAGCATACGCAGTAGAACAAAAACGAGCAATGTACGGAGCGCAACTTGGTGTGCAACGTGTTGACCATAACCCAACAGTGGAAGACAACATTGACGAGAAGATTCGTTATTACGAGGCTGAGCTTGTTAGGTTGAAGCAAAGTAAAGAAGAACTTGCGCCATTGTTGAAGATGCGAATTCGGGATATTCGTCAAGCAATGGAATATTGATTAACGGGGCTGAAAGCGGATGCTGTCTTCTGGGGATTCCCGGTGGAGCGCAACAGTGCAGCGAGTAAGCCCCACCTTTTAAAGAAAAACCATGAAAAAACTAATCGCAACAATGCTGGCAGTTACAGCACTTGCTGGATGCCAATCAGACGCGGATGTTGCTTCACGCAACGTATCCAAAGCCGCCGACAACTTTGAAGTTGCAAGGCGTGTGATTTTTTATAACGGCATCACAAACGACTATATGCTGTCTATTGAAGGCTACTGTAGCTTAGGCAACAACGACAAAGCTGGCTACCTCTCCGTTACTTGCAAGACTGGCCCCGGTGTTTACAAAAAGCATTTCCTTGGCCTATCAGACAACGTTACGTTTTTCGTTGAGCAGCTTGAAGCAAAAAACGTCAGCGCAAGTTTCTACCGTGTTGTGTTTAAACCTTCAACCATCATTCCAGATATTGAAATTCGCTAAATACTTTACAAACCTTTAACTGAAAGAAACAAATGACATTTAACCTTGAACCAAACGAAGCCGCTTTTATTGTCCGTGTAATTGGACAATTGCCAACAGAATCAGGCGCATACCCATTGCACCAAAAACTTGTCCAGCAGTTCAAAGAACAAGAAGCAGAGCCTGAAGTGATGCAAGTTGGCGGTACTGACTAATGAGTTACGCAGACGTTGAAATGAAAATTATTCAGTGGTCAGAGGCTAGGAAGATTATTCCTAACTCTACCCCTGATACACAACTTCTCAAAGCCATGTCTGAGTTTGGTGAACTGGCAGACGCAACCATCAAGAAAGACCGCGCAGGCATCATTGATGGCGTTGGTGATGTGATGGTTTGCCTGGTCAACTATTGCGCCTTGTTGGACATCAATCTTGTGAGTTGCATTGAGTCGGCGTACAGCGAAATCAAAGACCGTAAAGGTACATTGATGCCCAATGGCGTGTTTGTAAAGGAGTCGTGATGATTCACGAAATCCTTAATGAGCGAGGCAAGCGTTATGGTAAGTTTAAAAACCACGCCGAAATATCACAACGACTAAAGTATGTTGTTGCAGATGCTTTGAGCAACCGCAAAGGTGTTGTTGAAGACGACCAACGAGAGGCGTTAGACATGATTTGCCACAAGATTGCGCGTATTGTTAATGGCGATCCAGACTATGCAGACAGTTGGATTGACATTGCTGGCTATGCCCAACTTGTCGCAGATCGTCTACAGGGTATTGAGCGTTAAGCCATGTCCAAGCCAGTTGCTTGAACTTCCGCAACCCTGCGGCCCCAACCCTTGCCGAACGTACCCCAAGTAGGCAAGTCCATCAAGAACGACAGACGGCGCTTTGAGTAGTCTTGAACCAAATCCTTTGGAACAATGGCACTCACTGCCGCCAATGTCTTAGGGCCAATCCCGCCATCAGGCTCAACGCCTACACATGCTTGCAACATCTTGGCAGCGCGTCCGGGGCCACTGTTGATGGCGCAATCAAACACTACATAGTCAACGCCAGCAGGCAGTTCATCGCCTTTTATCTTGTCCCAATACTTGCGCTTATACAGCGGAGCCACATCAGCCGGTGTCAATGCCCTCATGACCTTCTCGTCTACTGGATGGCCGCAATGCTCTTCCCAGACAGCTTTGGTGCAGCCAAGGTTTGTCATGCCACCCGGATCGGATGGATGATTCACAAAACCACCTTCGTGATGCAAGACTTTTTGCAGCGCTTCAGCAAAGTTCTCTCTCATTTCATTTCCTTTAGTTTTTGGATTTCGCCACCTTTGTCTTTGGAGCCTTGAGAGCTTCCACGGTGAAAGTTTAAGATGGTTCCAGACATGGTTATCAGTGAACCAAGAGCCATGTACACCAATTCCTTGTTGGCATCTGGTACACCTTTCATGAAAGCAAACCAAGCCAAAAAGATGGTGGCCGAAACAATGCCAATGTCTAGCGCATAAGCAGTGTTCTTTGCCAGCCATGAAGCTGCGGCAGACTCCTGAATTTTGGCGTTCATGTCCCGAGCGCTGTCGGTGTTTTCATTTTCCAACTCAACCCGCTTGGTTTCGTTAGCCATTTGAGCCAACTCGCCGTTCTGCTTCATTTGATCTAGCTCTTGCTTTGCTGCCGCTGCTGCTGCTGGATCAGGCAAGAAACGATCAATTAACTTACCGCCAATAGCAGCCAGTGGATTCAGGTCACTCAGGTTCATTAGTTTCCCCTTTTGGTTAGCATGGCGCTGGCAATCTCCAGCATGAATTTCACTTGTTCAAGGTTCTCAGGCTGTTGAGGCCAGCCGACTGTGATCTGCCCCACAAAGCGATGACTGTCTGGCGGTACGCTGACACGACAAGTAAAACCCACGCCTTTTTCGATGTACCAAAGGCCAACCTCTGACTGTGCGTAGCGATACTCACTGCAAGGAATTTGGTTGGTCATCAAGGAAATCACATCGTTGTTGTTGCCAGAGTTCTGTGAGAACAGGCCGACATCAATGTCTTCAATGCTTTTGTCGCGGCCATCCTTGGTGTATGCCTTGTACAGCACTCGGCTGTTAAACAATGGGTTGACCTTGAACACAGCAACCGTTGCAGCACCTGTTTTTTTAAACAGCATGGCTGACGTTTCATCCACCCTACTGGTGTTAATCTCTGGCAGCTTCTTTGACTCTTTGTAGGCATCTCGCATAAACTCTTGGTTCTGCCATAGGAAGTAACCTACAAAGGCCACAACGCCCATCACAAGGATTGCAAACAACTTGAATGGGCTGTCAACATACCCAAGGATTTTGTCGAGCGTAGAGTCTGCGTTTAGCTTTTCGTCACTCATCGCAGATGCCTCATGTACAGCACGATGCCGTAAATCATCAGGCCAGCAAAAATTATTGTTGCCAAGCCAACGGCAAAGTATTCGACAAGCTGCTCTGCCCTTCTTTTGCGGAGAACAATGGCCCGAGCAGCAGCCTCTTTGTTTTCTCGTCTACGTCTAGCAGCTTGAGCTTGGAACTTTACCCAGTCATCCCACATACCAGCACGACCAGCGTAGACCATTGACTCTCGGAGATGCTCTTCTTGCGCTTTGAGTTGCTCCAAGGCCATGAACTCCTCCATGTCGGAGCGTTCAGCACCACCACCCTTTTTAGTGGCTTTCTCTTGGAGTTTTGCTTTGTTGTCAAAGTAGTCAAAGACTCGACCACCAATAGCAGACAACTCTTTGCCATTTGCTAGAGCAGCTTTGATAACTGCAAAAGCCGCATTAGCAGCCGCAAGTTCTGCAATCATCTAAGCACCTCAAAAAGAATTTTCACCGTCCAAATGAAAATGCCAACAATGAAGACCGCCGCGACCAAAGCCTCGGCAAAGTCTTTCATTTTGTCAGCCACATGGCAGAGAATATAACGCCAGCCATTGACATAATCATGACACCAGAAGCAGTCACGATAACGCCCTCAAGACGTTTTAGACGAGCATTGATTTGCTCATATCGAAAAGCACAAACTTGTTCATGCGTTTCAAGACGAGCAGTGGTTTTGTCAATGGTTGTCATGCCTCACCCCATTAAGCCCAAGGTGTGCCAACAGCCTTCTTAGGGGCTTTCTGCTCAGCGATGTTGGCTGCCAAAGCATCGTCAACAGCTTTAACTCCTTCAGCGCCCAGAGAAGCCTTAACCCAGCCAATCACTGTTTCTTCGGTGAGGTCAGCATAAGGAATCATAGAGCCTTCAACTTCTGGAAAGCTAACGGTGGAGTATGTTGATGCAGTGTAGTCGCCATCGGTTTGCGATGCCGTCCAGTGCGCCACTGTGACATAGCCATCAGCAGTGTCACGATCAAGGGTAGAGATTTTGAAGATAGTCATGATGTTTCCTTTACAGATTAGCGGCATCCAAGCGTGCCTTGAGTTCGTTGATGAGGGCTTGCTGCTCTTGGATGGCCGCTGTCAGAGTGGCGACCAAGAAGCTGGTGTCGATGCCTTGGTACTTGGGGTTGCCTTCAGCATCCACAGCGTCTTTTTCACCTGTCACGCACTGAGGCACAACTTCAGCCAACTCGTGAGCAATGAAGCCTTCACCTTCAGAGCCATCAGCGTTCCACTTGTATGTGCAAGGCTTGAGCAATGCCACCTTTGCCAATGCGCCTGTCATTGGGGCAACGGTGTTCTTTAGGCGGTAGTCGGATGAGGTGTTGTAAGCGACAGCGGCTGTTGTCCCAACACGTGTAATTGAACCGATTGAAGTAAGTGCTGAGTTTCTAAACTGGATGTAGCCATTGCCACCAACATTGTCTGAGCTTACAAGCCCCAACTGATTAGTGCTTGCGCCGGGAGAGGAAAACCGAACCCTATCCGAACCGGCACTCGTAGTCCCCACCAACAAATTCCCACTCGCATCCAGCGTCATCGCCTGAGTAAAGCTAATAGCGTTACCTGCTGTGCCGGAGGGGGCGGTGTACCAGCGGTGTGCATCAGAGGCTGCGTAGCGAGAAGCACCTTGGCTTGCAATGTAAATAAAATTTCCATCGCTGTTTCTGAAACTGTTGGCGTACAACTCCAGCAAACCTGTTGTGCCGCCCTGAATTGAGCCTCCTGTAAGCTGAAACGCTTTGTAACTAGGCAACCAAGCACTCGGAGTAACCCCCAAGCCGAGGTTGCCGGAGGAGTCGAGGACCATCTGAGTAGCGCCACCGCTGTTGCCAGAAAAACCAATGCCAGCTTGCCCGCGTAAGTAAAGCTGACCAACCGTGGAGCCGTTGCCATAAGCGTTTGCAGAACTGATCGTGGCAACAAAAGAGCTGTACGTACCATCCGCGACTTTCATGGATACGTTGCTACCTTGAACAACAAGTTTCTGGTCAGGCGAACTCGTCCCAATACCCAGCCCTGTGCTGGTCAGGCGCATTTGTTCGGAGCCGTTGACGCCGAAGATGATTGGGGTATTGGCACGATTAAAAACGTAGCCTGCTGATGAGTTTTGAAACAAGTCAAAACTGTCAGTGCCAAGTGTTCCGCCAGCAGATAGGCGCGTACCTGCAGCAGCAGAACCTCGAATGTCGTTGTATTGAATTGTGCCGCCACTGTTCTTAAAAACTTCGCTCCCATCAAACGTCAGCGCAGACCCAGTGGTCAGTACTTTGGAGCCGTTGAGGTAGGCCACGCCGTTGGCTGTGCCTGCTGTCAGTGTTGGGTTGACGTTGGCAAAAGTGGTCGCGCCGTTGACAGTAATTGCATCGCCAGCGGCATCACCAAGAGTGGTTGCACCAGTAGACGAAAGCGTAGTAAAAGCACCAGCAGCAGCCGTAGATGTACCAATAGGCCCGTTAAACGAGTCACCAGCAGTACCCGCTTGGAAGTCCTTGAGTTGGGCCATCAATTCACGGATAGCATCGTTAATGCCGCTAGGAGCGCAACCTTCAGCAATGTTGATGTTATCAATATCCGTATTGTTTGCTGGTGTTGGGGAAAATTCGCTGATCTTTGTCTTTGCCATGATTTACTCCGTTAATCCAAATGTTAAGGCTGATACTTTAAAGATTCATCAACCATTTTTCTAAGTGCTTTTTGTTGTGCAGATTCTTCAATGTATTTGGTTGCCGCACCAACTCCCGGCACTTTTGCAAGTGGAGTTTTGTTGATGTTTTGAAGTGCGTTAAGCAAAGTGCTTGTGGTGTTTGAATAGTTAACTGTACCTTGAACAGGACTGTAAACGTCAACAATCACATCACGCAAATTGCGGATTTCTTCAGCGCCTTTTTTGCCAAAAACGTAATCAAGTTTTCCGTCCGCATCCAAATCACGGACAGCTTTGTTAATTGCGGCAGCAGATGGAATTGGCCTTCCGCTTGCATCGCGCTGAATGTTTTTGGTCGCTTGATCTCGGATGTACTCAAGTGTTTGGCCTTGCAATTCTTTCCATGCTTGTTGACCTTCAGCACCACCTTTTTTAAGCAATACAGCGATATTGCGAGTGTCGTCAAAACTGCCATTCAAAATAGAGTGTTGGAATACATCCTCAAAAGCAACGGCGCGGTCGGTTGTTCCAGGTTTTTTTCTCAACAATTTGTCAACAGCGGCAGCATTTTCAAATTGTCTTGCGTATTGGACACGCATTTGACGAGCTTTTTTATACAAGTCGCCACCAACACCCTCGGTTGACTGGTTAATCAAATTCTTTAAAGAACGAGCTTGAACGGCGTTTGGAGTGCCTTCTTGTGCGTTTTTTCCGATGAATTGATAAATGTCTTCAAGAGCGTCAATTGAAATAACTCCCAAACCATCAGGATCGTTTTTTCGCAATTGGTCTTCAACAGCGCCAAGAATTGGAGCCAACTTTTCTTTGACTGTTGGGCCTTGTTCTTCAATGTAGCTGACTAGCGGTTCATAACGGACAAGTGCTTTTGTATCGCCAGAAGCCCTAGCCGCTTTATAAGAAGCATCAACTTTGCTCATGGCTTCTTTTGCTTGCTTTACCAATGCGGCATCAACAATTTGACCAACAGGACGCAACAAACCAGACATTTCTGCACCAGTTGCTGCTGTATAAGCGTCAAAATTGCTCAAAATCTTTTGATTTGTGTCGATCTGGCGCTCAAGCAAAGGCTTTCCAGAAGTTTCTGGATAAGTTTTAGCTGTTTCTGTTTCAAATCGCTGAGTACCAGGTTCTCGAGTAGCTTGGCCTTTTGTCAAATCAACAGGAACACGCAAAGACTGTGCCCTTGTTTGACGCTCCAATGCTTTACTGGTTTCAGCCGCGCCCATACCCACCATTGTTGGTTTTGGCTCTTGTGTGCGGATTGCGCTAATTACATCGTTAATTTTGACTGGAGCTTTTGCCACTTGCGCTGCGCCGATAGCCCTTGCTTGAGATAAAGCATTAGACATCAAGGGCTGCATTGAAACCGCACCGGGCATAAATGGAGGAATTTTTGCTTCTTCAAAACCACGGCCAATGCTTGTCAGCACATCTTGCGCCATTTGTGTTCGGGGTTGATATTGAATGTTCTTTGCCACTTGTTGCTGAAACTCAGGCCCGCCAGCGCCAGACAGATAAGTTATTGGCCCTGTAGCTAGGTTTGCCGCCAAAGCCATAGGCGTTTCAACAATGCCTCGAATGATGTCGGAAAGAGATTGCTCTTGTTCAAGAGTTGGCTTTGTGTTTGCACCCAACTCAACAGGGATTTGAGAAACTTCGGCCTTCCGTTTCTTTAAAGAACGCTCAAGATTTGTGATTTCTTTGCCAGCAAAATCTTTGGCTGCGCGTGATATTACATCAGCTTGCGTAGCAGAGTCAGGCGCATTTTCGTAAATATGCGATGTACCATCAGAAAATTGAACAGTAATATCAGCCATTTACCACCCCGATGATGTTGGCGCAGATGCTGCGTTATTGCCAATAAATTTAGCTCCCGGCCCAGCTTGAACCGACATTCCTCGGATCACAGCCTCACGCGCTTGTTGCTTTTGCTTGATGATCTTTTCAGAGTCTCCCGGAGCAGGAAAATAAATTCTTTCGGCAGTCGCGTATTCTGTTGGCGCAATAGATGCTCCAGATTCTTTCCGCAACACAGCAGTAATAAAGTTGGTACGGGCTTGAATGACAGATTGCTGATCCTCACTCAAGCCACCCAAAATGGTCGGCAAAGTATTAAAAATGTTGTCAGAGCCACGCGATAAAGCATCACCAATGAATGGAACAGCACCAAGAGTTCCACTAACACCAGAACGAATCTTTCCAGTGTCTTTCAGCCCTTGATTTTCAAGAGGCCTCAAAATTGAATCAGCTTGAACCATTCTTGAGCCAAACGCAACAGCATTGCCTTGAGTTTCAGTCAGCTTTCCAGTTTCTTTACCCATAACTGGTGCTCCATTTGCACTCAATGGTGCAAGTTGTCCAGTTTTCGGGTTGAAAGTCATCAAGCCTTTGTCTGTTTCAATAGTTTGCAAAGAAGGGGCTGCTTCTGGCGCTTTTGGCGCAAGTCCCTTCGGCATACGCATGACTTCCTTGCCATCTTGGATGCCGATAACAACATTACCCAAATCTTGAAATTGAATTGGCTCACGCTTAGAAGCGCCAGAAGCAACCTCACGCACTACGCCTGTAAACGGGTCACGGGCATATTGTTTTGCGCCTTCAGCAAGTGTGAACGTATCTCCGGCCAAGCCCTTTTGCGCCGTCATAAGTTCTGACAATGTTTTGCGCCCTTGGCCGCTTGCCATCAATAACGGAGCAAGTGATTGCAAATCAAGGCCAGCAGCGCGACCAGCAACAGCAGGTGTTTCACCCATGTAGCGGCCATCTTCTTCAACCATTTGAGCAGGCGCACCAGCCATTGCAGGCTGATAAGAACCGGCAACAGCACGGTCAATTACTGCTTGACGGGCCAAAGCCTCTTGCTCTTGTTTACGCTTGCGGAGTGCCTCTTGCAGTTGAAAGCCTTGCAATTGGTCTTGCATTTGGCTATCCATTGCAGACTTATACATCTTCTGGCCTTGTTGCAAGCCTTCAGCAATAGATTGACCAGTGTTGCCACCTTGAAACAATCGAGCAGCCAAACCATATAGGGCTTGCGCTTGTGCGTCATCGCGTGAACGCTGGATGTCTTGTGGCGACATACCCAACAGGCCAAGAGTTTGACCACCACCGGAACCAAAAATGTCAAGTAATCCAGCCATGATTAGTACCCGCTAATGGTTGCAAAATCCAACTGAGACAAACCGGCATAAGGATCAACAACAGCAGGGGAGCCAAAGCTGCCAAGCCAGTTACCAATGCTAGACAAGCCAGTCGAACCGCCGATATTCTTGTAAACCCCGCCAAGCGTTGCAGCAGTACCCAACAAGTTCTGCAAAGTTGATGTGTCAGCAGAACCGCTTTGGGTTGTGCTTTTCAATGTCGCCATTGGGTTGCCGTACACACTAGACAAGAAAGTTGCAAGGTTCTGTTGCGGAGCGTTTTGACCAAAGTTAAACCGTGCAATGTCCGACTGAAGCTGTTGACCTGTGTAGCCTTCACGGGCTTGACCAGCGGCCAGCAGGTTTTGGATGTCTTGGTAATCAGCTTGAGCAAATCCAGGCGCTGCCATTGTTGCCGCTTGTTGGCGACCACGTTCGTCAGCGTAGTTCTGATAAGCCAGTTGTCCGGCTGTGTTGCTCAAAGATTGGGCAAGTTGACCAGAAGCGCGGTCTTGTAAAGAACCCATTGCGCCAGAGCCATAGCGACCAGCCTTAGACGCAGCAGAGCTAATGTCACCAATGGCGGTATTAAATTGCTGTGTAGCCGCTTGTGCAGCCGGAGCAAAAGCACCCTGAAAGAATGGATTGCCACTCAGGTAGTTGCCGCTAATGGTGTTGCCAATTTGCTGCTGTGCTTGCCCAACCAAAGGGCTGCCCTGCATTGCGCGTTGCTCAAGAGCTTGAAGGCCTGTTTGAGTTGTTTGCGAAGGGCTTACAAAGGTTTGACCGCTGTAATATTGAGGGCCACCAGCCTGATAAAGCCGTTGTGCCTCACTCAATCCATAACCGAGAAACGGTTGAATTGTTGGGTCAATTTGTGATGTGGTTGTTACCGCCATGTCTTACTCCTAAAAGTTCGGATTCCATAGCGGTTGATCCACGGAATCCATTATATACATTTTAACCAATGACAACATACGCAAATTGCATTTCGTGCGTATGATTTCCATGCGTAATTGTTGCGGTTGCTTGACTTCTTGAGGACACATACATATGCCCGTGAGCCAATTCATCAGCAGCATTTTCATTCAAAGGCATGAACAAAATCACGCTATCACCACTGATTCGTCTGTCGTTTAGTGTTGTACTTGTTGCAGACAGAGTTAAAGAAATTGTCCCAGTGTTGTTAGTTTTTCCGTTCATGATGCCGTTTACGACATCGGCAGTAGATCGTGCATCCCCACCAAAGACAGGAAGTGTGCGAAATTGGTTCATCGTGTACCCTGCCCAGACAAGTCAACATCTAATGACACGGCCGTTGTCCAATTGCTACCAGTTGGAGTCACCTTGAAACGGTGGTAATTTCCATTAGAGCGCAAAGACACACGGTTTTCAGAATCAGCCGCTACCGGAGTGCTAAACGAAAGACCTTGATTCAAAAGCACCCTAGAAGCCACGGAAACTTCAGCAGAGCCATTATCTATCTGAGGCCTAGCCAGTGTCACCACAGAGCGCCCACCAGCGTTCAAATCGCCCGTAATGATTTGGCCTGTTGCTGGTGCTCCGTTGTACGTCACAACATACGCTCCAGAAGTGCCGCCCAAGAAATACTTGCCGCCCATATACAAAATGGAGTCAAGGCTTACTGTCAAAGCGTCAATGCTAGATGAGATTGCATCAAGACCTTCAAGGGTTGTGGCAGAGGTAGAAGCATCAGAGATGTAATCTGTTCCAGCGTCACCGTAAGTCCACTTCTTTGTGTTGAAGTTGTAGATGATTAGCTGGCGCTGTGCAAATGCTGTTTTGAAGTTCCAGATAATCAGCTTGCGTACAGGGTCAACCGCCGCACTCATAGATTCAAAGGCACTTTCGTCAGCATTAGAGAAGAACCAACGGTCAATCTTTTCAGAGCCAATTGCTTGAATCTGTTGCCCGTCACACATATAAAAACCATCGTCAGACAAGAAGAAGCAAATACCTTGAACCTGAGCAATAGAGCCAGCAGCAATACAGCCTTTGCCACGAGAGATGTTGTCAAACTGGAAAATAAACGGTGTTCCAACATACGTCATCCGGCTAATGCCTTTTTCAAGGAACACCAAACCAAATTCACCACCTCGAACACCAACAACTTGACCGCCATCAGGAATGTCTTGAAAGTCAGCCTGTGTTGTTTGGCTTGAGCCCCATGATGTTTCAGCGTTAAGACCAGACCACCGCACCCGGTTTGGGTACTTTACAGAGCTTTCAGTGGTAAAGCCCGTGACCACGAAATCACGCACCACAGTTATGAACTTGCAAACAGGCGCTGTTCCAGACAAGTCAGCAAAGGCTGTTGACGTTCCTAGCGTGTAGGCTTGAATCGGGTCATTGTTGTTTGTGCCAATGATGACGTTACCAAACTGCGTAAACCGAAAACGGTCATTTGCTCCGTTGGGTGTATAGCCACCAGACTTTGAAACGTCAGTCAAAGCGCCAACGCCAGAAACGTCATAAATCTTTGTTGAGCCAGCAGCAAACAGCTTAGTAGTGTTGGCGGGTGTTTTGCCAGCAACAAGCGTTGTGAGGCTTTCAGCAGCGGCAGCAGAAAAGATAGCAGCACTTGGCAAAGGGCCATAGCCAATAGCCTGAGAAACCACGTTCTTGGCATCAGTCAACGCACCAGAGATTCCGGGCTGATCTGGCATCCATTCGCCAAATGTTAGTTTTGTAGTTGCCATGTGTTGTTACCGTTTGATGGTTGCGTCCAAGTGTTGCTTGATGCTGCAACGTCTTCCCATGTATTGTCAGAAACGCTTATCTCTGTCCATGTGTTTTCATCAGTTGAATCTGTTGTCCAGGTGTTATCGGACTCAACAATCACAATCCAGCTATCCCCGTTTGATCCGCTTGCAGTTACTGTTGCAGTTCCAGTAAAAGACGAGTCTCCAGCGTATGTAGCGTTAGCAGCAGCACCAAAGGAGGCGGTGCAATCAACGATAGCAATGCCATCAGCAACAACCCCGCCCAAAGCGCTAAACGTAGCAGCGCAAGCAATGTCGCCCACCGCATCACGCACACGGATAGCGTCAGCCGATACCGTTGCTTCAGCCGCTACAGAAGCAGCGCCGTTAGCAACAATGCCCCCCAAGGCCTCTACGGTTGCAGTGCCAGTAATGGCGGCATTAGCGAATTGAACTCTAGTGCCATTGGCTGTAACCTTAGCTTCAGCGCTAACAGCGGCAGCACCAGACTGCACGCGGGTAGCAGTAGCAGAAACTTCAGCGGTAGCGGTTACAGCCGCATTTGCAAGCTGAACTTTGATTGCGTCAGCAGAAACTGTAGCGTCAGCAGTAAAGCTACCGCTGGCACTTTGAACACGGGTTCCGTCAGCCGTTACGCTTGCCGTTGAGGTTACTGAGGCAGACGCGCTTTGAACACGAACAGCGTTAGCCGTTACTTCTGCTGTTGCGCTAACTGTTGCGTAGGCATCCCATCGAGTGACCGATGTGATGTATAGCTCGCTATCCAGCGTGAGCGTCAGATCGTCAAGACTAGCTTTAAGCTGGTCAAGACTATCTATCGTCCACGGTGGAAGCAGGTCAGCCATTATGCAAAGGCAACGCTAAGAGAGCCGATAGCAACACGGAAAACGTCACCAGTGGCAATCGTTTTAGACGCATCCAGGGCA